AATCTAACAATTTGGCAAAGGTTATCCAAAACATTTGGACCGAACTCCTTATTGGGTCAAGATTTACCCACATACTCATTAGATAAAAAAGAGTTACTTAAAACTACAAATAAACAAGAGTATGAAAAGGAAAAATTACAGGCTCAACAATCCATGTATTTATCGGGTCAATGGGCAAAAATTGAAAACAATCTTTATACTCAAGCAATTTACTATGAACCAACACGATTGGCGGCATTTTATGATTATGAATCAATGGAATTTACACCTGAGATATCAACCGCATTAGATATATATGCTGAAGAATCAACAACTCCAAATCAAGATGGTTTTATTTTACAAATATATTCCGAATCAAAAAGGGTAAAAGGTATTTTAACTGATTTATTTAATAATGTATTGGATGTTAATACCAATTTACAGATGTGGACAAGAAATACCTGTAAATATGGTGACAATTTTGTGTATCTAAAATTAGACCCCGAAAAGGGTATTGTTGGTTGTATGCAATTACCAAACATTGAGATTGAACGATTAGAAAGAGGAATGGCAGCAAAATCAGTAAATGCCGAAGTTGACCCAAAAGAAAAAGGGTTAAGATTCAAATGGAAAGTAAAAGACATGGAATTTAATAGTTGGGAGGTTGCTCACTTTAGATTACTTGGTGATGATAGAAAACTACCTTACGGAACTTCCATGTTGGAGAAAGCAAGAAGAATTTGGAAACAATTATTATTATCGGAAGATGCGATGTTAATCTATAGGACATCAAGAGCACCTGAAAGAAGAGTGTTTAAAGTGTTTGTTGGTAATATGGATGATAAAGATGTTGAACCTTACGTACAACGTGTTGCAAACAAATTTAAGCGTGATCAAATCGTTGATAATAAAACAGGAAACGTGGATATGAGATTTAACCAAATGGCTGTGGATCAGGATTATTTTGTTCCTGTACGTGATGTTACACAAACAATGCCGATTGAGACATTACCAGGAGCTCAGAACTTATCTGAAATAGCGGATATTGAATACATCCAAAAGAAATTAGTGACCGCATTACGTGTACCAAAAGCATACTTAGGGTTTGAGGAAGTGGTTGGTGATGGTAAGAACTTATCATTACAAGATATTCGTTTTGCAAGAACTATTAATAAAATACAAAAAGCAATGATTGCAGAAATGAATAAAATTGCAATCATTCACTTATTTATTTTAGGTTTTGAGGATGATCTACAAAACTTTACATTAGGGTTAACCAATCCTTCGAAACAAGCTGATTTATTAATGATTGATGTTTGGAAAGAAAAAGTATTATTATATAAAGATTTAGTGTCAGAAATACCTAATAGTTTGGCCCCAACTTCGGCAACTTGGGCTAAGAAACATATTTTTGGTTTCTCAGATGAGGATATTAAATTAGACACACAACAACAAAGATTAGAAAGAGCGGTTGCCGCTGAATTAGCAAATACCGCAACTGTTATTACACATACAGGTATGTTTGATGTTGTGGATAGATTATATAAATCTAAATCAGGTTCGACAGAAAATCCACCAGCAGGAGGAGCACCTCCATCAGGTGGTGGTGGAGGATCATTCGGAGGTGGAGGATCATTACCTGACTTCGGAGGTGGGGGAGAAACTTCACCTGAACCTCCATTACCACCATTAGGGGGTGAAGAAGTTGGTGGGGCACCTGAAGCTCCAGCGGCACCAGGGGCTCCACCTGAAGAAGAAACTTTACCTGAAGGAAAGAAAAATGATAACTTAAATATCTTACTAGAAAGTGATGATATTTATGGTGATAAGTACATTGATTTATCTAAAGGTAGAAATTCTTTAGGTTCAATTGAAAATGAACTGAGCAAATTATTAAGAGATTGATATTTATAATAAAAAAGATTATGAAATTCGGTAAATTAAAATCAAAAATAGAAAACAAATTAGTTGAATCATACAAAAATGATACAATTAAAACTGATATGTCTAAATTTAACTCTTTGGTGTTAAAGAATAAAAATGTTTCTAAACTTTTTTATCTATATGATGAATTAACAACGAATAAAGGTCTAAATGAATCCATTGCAAACGAATATATTAATCAAAGTATTACCGCTTATGAAAATTCAATAAACAAAATTTCACCAAAAGATTTAAAACCTTTAAATGATTGGGTTGAGGGATCAGAATATGGTAATGAATATGATGTCGTTGATAATTTATTCTCAACGGGTATTACAAAGTTAGAAGAAAAAATTACAAGTAAAAAAACAATTTTGGAAACAATTACAAAATCCCCGAAAGAGAATAAAGAAGTTATTAATGTACCTTTAAAAACTATGGTGGGAATAGCAAACAAAACTATTAGTAATTACGTAAGTAATCTAAGTGAATCTGATCAGAAAAAATTAAAAACTATTTTGTCTTCTAATGAAGATGAATTAAAAGAAAAATATAACTCTTTAAAAGAGAGTGTAATCTCCAAGTTAGAGAAAATCCAAGAGAGTGAGCAAGATAAAGAAGTAGGAAATGCAATCAATGAAACAATTGAAAAAGTTAGTTCTGAATCATTTGATAAGTTGACTTATTTAAAACTACAAGAATTAAATAATAATCTTTAATCGTTACTTTTAATTTTTTGACGATAAATAGCCTTATTAAGGATTTCTCTATTTTTAACAGACCTTTTAGTAAACTCTTTCCTATCATTTAGGTGAGAGTTTTGTCTTGTTTTAATCACCTTACTTTTCAGCTCTTTAAGGGCTCTTTCAATCCCCCCATTTTTGGTTACGTGTACTATTAACATAATATATTTTAAGATTTTATTTTATATTTGATATATATCACAAAATTAACTATTTTTTCATAAAATAAACATTGTATTATGGAAATATCAAATGAAAAAAGGGAAAACCTCAAAACTGAGTGGATTTAGAAACTCAAAAATTACCTACGGAACAGTAGATTCAAAAAATTTCAAGTCATTGTATTTGAACCTCCAAACATGGGCGGAACCAAAAATAGAAGTAGAGAACTGGACAAGGCTCGTATTAAATATGAACCGATCAATTAAACACTCAGTATTCAACCACATAGATAAACAAATGTTTGACGATAAGTTTATTGTGGATATGGATCTAAGAACAAGTGGATTATCACTAAAAAAGAAATCATTTATGAATTTAGAAATTAATCTCTATCTTATTGATGAGGTGGATTTCAAAGATTTAAAACTCAAACGTAAATTAAAGGAAATTGTTAAGGGATTATATAATGACGTATTACATAAGAATGATAATTTCAAATTTTACCTAACAAAAAATGGGAATGTTAAACCAATTAAAGTAAAAACCGAAAAAGTTTAGTATTTATAATAAAAAAATACTATGAGCGGTTATAAAATTTTAGGACCCCAAGATTCGGGTAAAGGTATTCTTATTGAATATGATGCGGGATATATTAATCCTAATGAGGGTCGTAATTTAGATATATTAAAAGAGTCAAGAAATATGCTTGACCACTCTAAACCATTTGAATTTTATGCGGTATTACAGAAGTACAATACCCCTAATAGAAATGGTAGAGTTTATCCTGAGAAAATATTAAAGAGAGAGTCGGAAAACTACAAAAAGATGATTGAAAAGGGAACCGCTCTCTCTGAATTAAATCACCCTGAATCATCATTGATTGATTTGGATCGTGTTTCTCACATTATCACAGAAGTATGGTGGGATGGTAATGTATTGTTAGGTAAAATAAAATTACTTACAAGTCCTGGTTTTCATGAAAGTGGTATTGTTTCCACAAAGGGGGATTTAGCAGCAAACTATTTACGACAAGGAGTTACTTTAGGTATTTCTTCTCGTGGGGTAGGATCACTTAAAAAAGTGGGGGACCAAAATGAAGTACAAGATGACTTTGAATTAATTTGTTTTGACCTTGTATCTTCTCCGTCTACACCGGGGGCTTATTTATTCTTAGATAAAAATGACCGATTAAAATATGAGGAGAATTTAGATGAGGATAAAAAAATGAATTTAGAAAGAGCAACTGGAATGGAATCCTCATCTATTGAGAAAACAAAAAGTTTAATGGATAAATTAAGTTCATTTCTTGACAAATAAAAAAATAAGTTCTATGATTTAATAAAATTAAAAAATTATGGAACAAGGAGAAAAGTATTTTGTGGCTAAAATCACATCAGATTTGTTAGACAGCGAATCAGGAAAGGTTAGAAAAGTTAGAGAAGAGAAGTTAGTTATGGGTTATACCCCTACTGATGTTGAGGCTAAAGTAACCAAAGTATATGAACATTACACAATGGATTGGAGAATTACTTCAATTACAGAAAGTAAAATTGATGAGGTTATCGACTAATTTTTAATTTAATTACATTTTATTAAAATGGGGGTATTTTTTAATATCTCCATTTTTTTTTGCCTCATTGTTATAAAAATGTGAATTTTTTCAATTAACATACTATTTATATTGTAAAAACAACAAAACTATAATGAGCAAAGAAAAATCATTGGTTGAAGATACTTTCTTACAAATGAGAAATTTGGAAGAAGTTATTAACGAAAACGCAAAAGGAATACTTGCTTCTACAATGAAGGAAGAAATCAGATCATTAGTAAAAGAGTCCCTTAACGAGCAAGACGACGACGAGGAGATTGATGTAGATGCTGAGTTTGACGATACTGACGTATCTGATGATGATGTTGATAATTTCGACGACGGAGACGAAGATGGGCTATCTATTGATGCTGACTTCGACGACGAAGACGAAGATGATGACACACTTGACCTAACGGGAGCATCCTCAGAAGACGTTTTAAAAGTTTTCAAGGCTATGGGACCTGAAGATGGTGTCATTGTTAAAAAAGAAGATGATATGATACATTTATCTGATGAAAATAACGATGTTGACTATTTTATCCAATTAAGTGAGTCCGAACAAGAGCAAGATGAAATCGAAATGATGAAAAACGATGAGATTGGAGAATCTTGGATGGAAGAAGAGGATGGTACTACCGAAACAATCTATGAAATCATGTTAGATGAAGAAGATGATGATGATGGTGAAGAATACTCTAAACACTTAGGTGGTGAAATGGAAGAGCGTTATCATATGGGTCGCAGACACCGTAATGACCCTGAAGATGAGGATGAGGATCTTGATTTTGAAACAGATTGGTCTCAATTAGAAGAAGATTTAGATGAGGAATTTGTTATTGAATCAAAATCTAATTTCAAGGCAAAAGGAGTTGGTATGGGTAACGCATCAAAATTCAAATACGACAAAAAACCAAATCAAGGACAAGGTTTCAAAACAAAAATGAAACAAGGAACCAGAGGAGTTGGTATGGGTAAAGCGAAATTTGAATATAAGGAAGGTGAAAACATGGAGAAAGGTAAAAACACAACCGTTAAAAAAATGGAAACCAAAGAAGCGTCTCGTACGTTAGGTAATGGTTCTAATTTTAGAAAAGGTGGTTTACCTAAACCAAGAGCACATTCAAAAGCAAACACGGCAATTAAAAAAGAAAGTGTTGACAATAGAGAATTACAAGTTCTTAGAGAAAAAAATGAAGAGTATAGAAATGCATTAAATGTATTTAGAGACAAATTGAATGAGGTTGCGGTATTCAATTCAAACTTGGCTTACGCTACACGTTTGTTTACAGAACACTCAACTACAAAACAAGAAAAAATCAACATCTTAAAAAGATTTGATAGCGTTGAAACTCTTAAAGAATCTAAAAATTTGTATAGAATTGTAAAAGACGAACTTTCAAACTCAAGTTCTAAGGAAAATAATACAATTAGTGAATCATTTGAACGAACTGTTGAAAAAACTCCATCATCTGGATCTGCAGTTAATTTAATTGAATCTAAAACTTATGAAAATCCTCAATTCTTAAGAATGAAAGATTTAATGTCAAAAATAAAATAAAAAATAAACAAATAAAATAAAAACCAAAAAAATGGGAGCATTATTAGAATCAGGTCTTGTTGGTAACATCGGTTTAAAACACCTTAAAGTTATCAAAGAAGATACTATTAACAAATGGGATAAATTAGGATTCCTTGAAGGTCTTAGAGGCCACCTAAAAGAAAACGTAGCACAGTTGTATGAAAACCAAGCTTCTTTCTTGATTAACGAAGCAACATCTGAAGGTTCTAACGGAGCGTTCGAAACAGTTGTTTTCCCTATCGTAAGAAGAGTTTTCTCTAAATTGTTGGCTAACGATATCGTTTCTGTACAAGCAATGAACTTACCGATCGGTAAATTATTCTACTTTGTACCTCGTATCCAAGGATATAATGGTGGTACTGCAAACGCATCAGGTGACCACTACGCACCAATCGGAGCACCTAACGGACCTACAGCAGGTGGTACAGGTAACTCAGGACCAGGAGCAGGATATCCTGACAATGCAGGAGCATTCGGAAAAAATCTTTACGATTTATTCTACGAAGGTGGTGAGGCAGGTTTAGATCCTCCAGGATTATTTGACTACTCTAAAGGTCGTTGGTCGGCAGTTACTGCAACTACAACTCTTCAAGCATGGTCAAGTGGATCATTAGTTGACGCAACTGTTGCTGGTGGTGTACCGGCAGGAGGAGTTCAAATTGCGGCAGGTAACCAAAGAAAATTAATTATTAAAATGTGTGGTTTTGCTGATACAGGAGCGGGTAAATTAATCGGACCTGATGGAAACGAAATGGATTCAGAATCTTTCCTTTCTGATCTTAAAATCTTTACTAATTTAAGTACATTCTCTTCTTCAACTACTCCTTGTGATGTTGTAGGTGCAGGTGCTGGTGTTGCAGTTCCTCTATTATTTAGAGTTGTTACTCAACAATACGGTAAAGGTATCGTTCAATACGGTAACACTGTGACTACAACTTGGCCAACTGATGGTAACGGTGGTTCATTCAAAAATATCTGTTCTGCAGATGGATGTATCTACTTAGAAGTTGATTTATCTTGTCCAGTATGTGCTGATTGTGATTCTACATCTTTAGATGGTTACACAGGTACTACTATTTTCTCTGCGACTTCTGCAACTTCTTTCGTAGCTGTATTCAGAAGATATGAAGAAATGGAATTCGAAGATAAAATTGGAGAGGTTTCTTTCGATTTAGATTCAGTAACTGTTTCTGTAACCGAAAGAAAATTAAGAGCACAATGGTCTCCTGAGTTAGCTCAAGACGTTGCAGCATTCCATAACATCGACGCTGAGGCTGAGTTAACAGCATTGTTATCTGAGCAAGTAGCAGCAGAGATTGACCGTGAGATCTTACGTGACTTGAG